AACCAAATTAAATAGTTGTTTCCAAAAACTCGTTGACACACACATTTTACCTTTCAACCCAGTTAAAGGATCAGTTATAAATATTGTTAAAAACAAAAACAATATAAATACTAAAAAAGATAAAAACTTTCTTGAAAAGGAAGAACGAGAAAAATTATTTTATTATACCGATAATCACGAAAAAGAAAATTATCGCTATTTTGGTAACTTTTTAAAATTTTTATTATATACGGGATTGAGATATAGCGAAGCAATAGCTCTAAATTGGGAAGATATAGATTATAGTAGAAAATTAATTATTGTAAATAAGATATTTAATCGTGATAAAGTTATAGATACACCTAAAACTGTATCTAGTAATAGAGTAGTTCCATTATTTAAAAAAACGCAAGATATATTGGAGTATTTTAAAAGCGATAGTAATATAGTCTTTCACAAAATACAAGGATTAAGAACTGACAATTATTTTAAGATTTTTAAAAGACAATTAGGATTTAAAATAAGTTTTCATATGTTTAGACATACTTTTGCATCAGAATGTTTAGCTATTGGTATTAATCCTAAAACTATCCAAAAATGGTTAGGGCATGCAAGAGTTAACATGACAATGAATGTTTATGTTGACGTTATCAACGAATTAGAACAAAAGGATATTGATAAGTTTGATAAAAATTCGTAATTTTAGTATATTGTAGTATCCAGTTTAGTATCCAGTTTTTTTACTTTTAAATGATAATTATCTTTAAAAATAATAAAAAACCCTTAAAAAGGGTGTAATTTACTCAGTTTTAAGGGATTTTAAAGGCAAAATTCTACAAAGCATTGGGATATATAGTGCCTTTTTTATTCTTTTATTTTTAAATTGATGCTTTTCTCTCATATTTATGATAAATTAGTCGAGTTTTATATGAAAACATCGGCTTTTTATTTATCAAATACTCACCTCACTTTTTTGGTATCCAGTTAGGTATCCAGTTTTTTATAAGTTGTTTATTTACTTAATTATACCACATTTTTTCAATTCTTCAACCAATTTTAAGGTTAATTCTTTTTGGTTTCTACCGCGGAACATATTCGTTCCAACTCCATTTACATAATTTGAATTTTCTTGTATAAATTCTTCCATGATTTCATTGGGCACATCGCAGACCTTTTCACCATCTGCTTCTAGATAGAAATGGTAAGGGTGAATTGTACCATCTTCATCACCCCAGCCATTAGTCCATCTGATTTTATATTTAGGTGCTTCATAAGATTTTAATTTTTTATAAGTTTCATCTAATGCCAGATTAACGGCATTAGATATTTTAAGTAGCGTCCCGACATCTAAATTATCAACCGACGTGCCACGATTAGCAATGCTCTGAATGGTGCTATATGCAACACCCATATTTTTCGCTAATCGATAACGACTGATTCCTAATTCTTTACATAATGTGTCAATCGGATGTAACATATGTTTTTTCTTTTCATTAACAACTTTCATTTTTTGCCTCCTTTTTTTTGAGCCTTGCTTTTTTTAGTATTAAGTTCATTCTAATCATCTTTTTTCCACTTCCACATTGGATAATTAGATAGATCTTCAAAAATATTAGCATATTCTGTGTTTTTTACTTCTTCATAATATTCTTGAACAAATTTTGTTGCACTGCATGGTGCAAATTTGTTCAGGATAATTTCGCAAATATCATCTTGAAGCAACGCTATGAAAGCGTCTGCCTCATAATATTTCCCTTCCCATTCGAACGCCGGGAAGAAATAAGGATATTCGCTTGGATCAAAAACGCCAAGTAATTCGAATTCCCCTCCTAAAGCTTCTCCATCTTCGATAATATCAACGTTAATATTATCATCATCTCTAGTAATTAAAATCTCAGTATCTTCAACTGAAATTTTAATTTCTTTAATATCGATGGATATCACTTCTTCGATATAAATCATTTCTTTGATGATATCCTTAATCACTTTGGAATGTGTATCATACACATCCCATAATTTCTTGTTAATCAAAACAGTCCTAATTTTTTCTTCCATAATAAATTCTCCTTTTTCATATTTTTTTTTTGCGGTTTTATAGGTTGACCGCAAACCTTTAATTTTTAATTCCAATAAAGAAGCTATTCCATCATATCAGCATAAGACATCAAAATTGCATTAGCAATAACCTTTGATGCCTTATCGACATTTTTATCGCTAATGATGGCTCTGGCAGTATAGCCATCCTCATTAGTGATGTCAATAAGACATCTTTCTGCTTGATCTGCTGATGTTTCCACAAATTGTGAAAACACCGCACTTGTAAATGGCATTTCATCATCATAAATTCTTGATGATCTGCCAAATGTTACCTCATACTTGAGGCTATCAAGATTAACCTCAAGCCCTAAATTTCCCAGCTCTTTACGAGCTAGTTCTTTTGCTTCTTCTACTGAAGAAACAATATTGATTTTTCTCATTTTTTCTTTCCTCCTTTTATTTAACTTCCTGAGGGTAATACCCTCCAGTACTTCTATCATAATGCATGAGAGTTAACTTAATATTTAACTCTCTGCACACGTTAAGTACCGATATCAATGCAACGGTTAACCCCGTTACATACAATACCAATTCCGATATACCAGCAAGCTTTGATTTTGCTTGCTGTTCCATTCCCATCAAATCCAATGGGTCTAATTCGTTAGGGAAAATGTATTCCCTAACTTGTGGCATTTCGTGTCTTCCGGCACAAAGTCCAAAAATTTTTCTCATATCTTTCCCTCCTTATTTTTTTGACCATCTAACTTGAGTCTTTTTAAAACCGTCTTCATCAATTGCTAAATCCTGTTCTTTAGCTACATTTAACCAATAATTGAAATCATGTAAATCTACATTTGTATCCATAAATGCATCATGATTACCCCACTCTTTAACGTTCCAAAATTCTTTAGACAATAATACTTCATTCCCGAAATAATTTTGATTCACTTGCCAATCTTTTAAAAACACAACATGAGTTTGATCCAAAACCAAAGCAAATCCAAACTTAGTTTTTAAAAGATGATTATCGCCAACTCTAACAACAATTTTATTTCCATCTTCTGAAATTCTAGACATTGTATAATACTTATTCGATAATTCTCTATAATCTAATCCGCTAAATCTGAAATCATTAAAATTTTTTTTCATTTTTATTCCTCCTCTTTTAATCATTTACGCTTATATTATAACGCACAAGCGTTATATTGTCAAGTCTTTTTTAAAAAAAATTTAAATTTTTTTTATTTTTTTTTAATAAAAAAGCAAAAAAGCACTAATAAATAGTGCCTTTTAATCATATTTCGCTCGGATTTATCAATTATGGTTAATTAATAAATCAATTTTGGGGTTTTACTGTTTTTACTTCTAATTTTTCTTTAATTTTTTCTTTTAAATATTTTTCAATACTTGACGTGATTGCAATCACCACCTCTTGATTAATATTCTTTGGTAAAAACCCTTTTACAGTTTCAGTAATAGTAGCGTCTCCATTAAAATAATTTTCTTTACATTGATTCAAAAGAAGTTTTACTTTTTCTTTATCTCTTGCGTAAACTAGCAACAAGTTATAAATAGCTTTACCTTCTTCAGTAGTTTCATATTCAGTCTTTTTGCCACGAATACCTTCAAAAATGTTATAAATTGTAATTGCTACAACCGAACTAGAAAATGATGTTAATAGCATATTTTGAATACCTTTTAACCACGATTTAGTTAAAATTCCATTTCTAACAAATACGATTGCAAATGCTATTATAAATGGTAATAATAATATTAACTTATTTATCTGCTTTCTTTTAGTATCATCTTTGATTTTATAAGTTAATTTTTTGATAGGATATTTAAACACATAAGTTAATAACCAAGTAGCAATCGCTATTAACAAAACTATTGGCGACTTTAATAATAATTTTATAATTTCAAAATCAGTCAAATGTTATCTTTCTCCTTTCTTTAATTAAATTTAATAATATTAAAATATTCTAATCCATACTTAATTAAGTAAACTGCCAAACCTATTAATGCAATTATAAATAATGATCTAATTAGTTTTTTAGTACTATCAGCTAAATTCGCAAATCTTTCAACAATAGAATTTAATGCATCCATACAAATATTAATAATACCTGTTATTAACCCAAAAACTAGAAAAACAACTGTTAATATTGGTTGTGCGATAAACATTAAACCTTTTAACATTATTTGTGGTAGTTCTCTTTTTATACCCATGTATCCACTTAAACCCTCATATATACCAAACAAAGACTTTTGTAATTCCTTATCAGCATCTTTACTTTTTGCTTTTTCTGTTTTTAGATTAATTTTCGACGCTTCTTTTAATTCTTCTTTTTTGTTTTCGGTTATTTCTTCGATAAATCTATCATCTTCAAATGCTTTTTTGGTTGCAATAACGGTTGCTACATTTTTAGCTCGTTCCTCATAAGGTAAGTCTTGATTAGGTTGATATTTAAGCTCGTCCACTAGTAATTGTTGTTCTTCTTGTTTTTGCTCAACTAATTCATTATTTTGTTTAACTTGTTCTAATTCATTCATTAATTAACTATCACCACCAATATTACCATAATACCAAGTTATAATACCTGTTTCTTCGTTATAAACTCCATAAACTTTACCATCTTCTTTTGTAATATTACCAAATTCAGTTTCGCTAACAAAAATAAACTTATTGACTTCATTTTGTAGGTTAGCGATATTATCTTTATTTTCTTCAATACTTTTAGCTTGGCTTCTGCTATCGTCAACTAGCATTTTGACTTGTGCACCCAAATTATACGCACATTTAGCAAGCATTGTTGGTGCTAATTGTTCACTTGACAAATATATCGTATACCCTTGCCTAAATACTAAATCATCCATAATCGCAATTTCACTTTGCTTTACGATAGGTTCTGCTAATTGATAAATCATTTCTTTACCAATTGGATTTCCATATTTCATAGGATATAATAGTTTGGTTCCATCATCAGTAAGTTTAATGTTTTCTACAAAAATATTACTATTTTGTTTATAATCACTAGGATAATCAATAAAATAATTAGTTCCATCATTAGTAGTTTCTTCAACTACTATTTTTTTAATATTAATCTCATCATAATAAACGCCATTATCGTTATAAACTTTGTCTTTAATATCGGTTGCAGGAATTGAATTATAAGTTCCTATTATTTGTAGTTTAGTAGAATTTTCTTCTAAGCTTTTACTTTCGATTACAGGATTTACTACACTTGCAATTCCTTCGGTTTCTGTAATAACCTGAGGACCGCCATCAATTAATTCACCATCAACTTCAACAGGATTTTTAATCGCTAATTCAAACACGCCCATTATATGATTTTCTTGTAGGTATGTTTTAAAGGCTGTTACTTCATTTACACTATCACGAGTCATGATTTCTTGAATGAGTGGTTTTTCTATAGTCATTAATAAGTTTTGACTGTAATTATTAGTTGAATAACGATAATCAGGAATATTGTCTATTCTTTGCGGAAACCCATTAATAAACCATATAGTATTTTTCAAATTATTTGTTGTAAAATAATCCATGAAACTAAATAAATAATGATTTTCTTTCGGAGTTCCTTTCCAAATTGTTCCATACTCCCACAAATTAACCTTAACCACATTTTCGATTATCCGCTTTTGTCCATATGCGTCAGTAATAATTTCATTTTTAAGTTCTTCACTTACTTTCCAACTTGCAATTTCTAAAACTTCATCAGTAATTATTACTTCGCTTTTACCTCTAATCTCCATAATTTCTTGTGGAGCGTCAACTATCGCGTCTTCAATATAGGTAATTGGCTCAGTAAATTCAATTTCAACAATGTTTTCATTAACAATGCTATCAATTCTGTTGTTAACTTCTATATGATTTCTATTTATTAAATCTAAAGTTTCATTGATTGCTTCTTCATTTGCAATTGATTTATCGTAAGCAATTTTCCCTCTATCGCCTCGAAAAGCGGTGTTTTCGGTTTCTCCTAATGCTAAACTTTGAGATATTTCTATATATTGTGAACCACTCCATCGAAAAGTATTGTTCGAAATTTTATCAACGTAAATCTTGCTAGTTTCAGGCGATAACTCAATTTGGTGTTCTGCGTCTTGATAGAATTTACCGTTATATAAATACCCTTCAACAACATCATCCACAAATGATGGAAGTTGCGAACTAGGTACTTTGCCTAATTCATTCAAGGTAGCAACTCCATTTTTAACGCCTTTTTCTGTTAAAGATATTTTTTTATTTAGTTCATTAAGTGTCGCAGTAGATATTGGCTTATCAAGGTCGCTTGTATTATCAACATTATTTAAATCAGCAAAATCATTTTTTGTTAAGATAATAGATTCATCTAATCTTTTACCATTAATTGTAGTGAATTTATCGACTTTGTTATAATTTAAGTTGCTTATTTGAGTATCTATTAAATCAAATTTTGTTTGTTGAGCTGTTGAAATTGGTTTATCGGCATCACTTGTATTATTGACATTACCTAGTCCAATTTGTTCTTTAGTAACATTGTGTGGATTATTATTATTGGCTATATGTGATGTTACATTCTTGACCACATTAAAAATATAGTCATCTCTTTGTGGCGCTTCGTTATCTCCTGCGTCTGGTTGTTTTTTGATAATAACATCATAATTAGGTATATATTTAATTTTTCTATCGTTTTCAATAACAAATGGAGTGATTTTTAAAACACCAGCAATAGTTTCTTCATCAAGCAATTCGTGTTCTACAATAGAACTATTACCTAATTCATATCTTAATGATGTTCCATTAGATAAAATTAAGTCAACCCATTTAGAACTATTTTGATAAATAGTTTCGGAAAAATCTATAACAAGTTTACTTGCTTTATTTTCGCTAGATATATGCAAATCGCTAGTTGTTAATTCTGCACTACCATTATCAAAGCATTTAATATTAATTAATTTCATTTTTTTAATCACCTTCTTTTTTTTGCGATTAATTATTCTTAATAATTTCAGTTAGTAATGTCTTTTTAAAACCTAATTTAATTTGTATTAATCCATTATTGTTATATATTTCACTAATAGGTAATTGTTTAATATTATTATTTTTATCATAGATATTAATTAAAGTATTAAGTTCCAATGTTGATAAATCAATACGACAATTTACATTAGTTAATATTATGTTTTCGTTATATCTACTATTTACTAATTCGTTAATTGCATTGAATTGAGCTTTACAAAACCATTCATCTTCAAATATTTTTGCTTTTAAAGGCAATATCATTTTTTCTGGTTCAATTGTATTTTCGTATATTTTATTGTCTATTCCCAAATAATATTCTTTGTATGGTATTGTTGACGTTCTTATTTGTGGTACATAAGTATTGATATAATAATGGCCGCCAGGCTCACCTGAGACTCTGATATCTAACGCAAACCCTAATGGATATGTTTCTGGGTCTACTTCAGGGTAAATATCACTTTGCCATATTTGTTCCGTCATGTCAGGATTATTTTCTTCAATTTGATAATAATAAGTTTGGTCTATGTAAGACCATTGCCTTTCGCCAGTATTTATATTATCGAATTTTAATGTTGCAATTGTTTTATTTATTCCTACATCAGTTTTTTTATATTCATGTGTAAAGTCATCAAGTCTAATATCAATATCAGCGTTATTTTTCTTAATTTCATAAATAATTTTTTTATTAACTCTATCTAATCGCGCGTCAATATAATATCCAAAATAAGCTAGATAAGGTTTTAAAAAGCTTCTGGCATTTATAAATAAATATTGATAATGAAAATTTCCCATCCAAAGAATACCATCCGTAGGAGCTGGGTAAATAAAATCCATTTGCAAAGGTGTTGTTCCTATTTGGTTCTGTAAACCATTTATTACATCTTCAAATAAATCTAAAAGCAAACTTGGCGATAATGAAAAATTGTTTTCAGTCGCATAATCTAATATAATTTCTGTATCAAATACAACTCTTAAATCTTCACCTTTAAACTTAACTAATTTCCCATCTTGACTTAAATTCTTAACAAAACCACTATACATATAATTCCCATATTCATCACACAAAACAAATATTAAAGCATCTGTAATATTTACATCACTAATACCACTAAAATTAGAAGTATCGAAGTCATAAACTCTACGAGTATATTCATATTTGACATCAATGATATTTGTTATATGGTTTAAATCTCTATCATACATTTCAATATACACTTGTCCATCACTTCCTTTAACACTCACAAGTATAAAACTACTAACTAACACTATTAATAAACTAATAACAACTATTAATCGCTTTTTTAAATTAACTAAAAACATATAATCCACCACCACCTATATTATATACCAAAATATAACAAATTACCACTAAAATTAGTCAGCAAGCCATTTTTTAATGATTAAAACGGTTTTTGTACCACCACCATTTGCTAGTTCACCAGATATTTGATATGTACCTTTTGGTATAAACATAAATGTATTATCTTTTTTATCTAATTTTTCGTAAATATCATTTCCCAAAAAATCTTTTACAGTTTTGTTTTCAGGATCGATTATAATAGTTTTAACAGAATTAATATCTATTAAACAAACATCAGTAATCCAAACCTCAAGCCAATTCTCATAACTAGACTGATACATTATTTTAACAGGTAATGGTTTTGTAAAAATATTAGTTATAGGGTCAGTAGTAAATGTTAAAGTGTCGCTAAATGTTAAAGTTTCAAAAGAATACCACATTGAAATTCTGTTAAATACCACATTTTCACTTAAAATCCCAAAATTAGTTTTTTCAGTTTTAGAAATACTTTCAACAAAACAATCACAATAAACAAAATTATCTTCTGTTGTATATTCAACATCGACAGAAAATCTAAATGTACCCCAACCAATAGACCCATTTTTGTTAAAGCTAACAATAGCAGTTGGACTTGATAATCGTTCAATTCTAAATATTTCAGAATGAAAATCATCTTGAACAATTATCTTAAAGTTTTCATTAATTTTACCGCAATCATAAATTAACACGCCATCTGCCCAAATTTTAGACAAATTAATGGGATATGGCAGTTCGTGGCTTGTTGCGCTTGTTGAATAACTTTTTTTAACAATCTTATTCGGTTTTTTATAATTATAAGCAAACACAAACTTATTATCACCATTTTCATAAATAAAGTTTTTGAATATACTATAAGTTTCATAAGGCTTCTTTAGAAAGTTCAATGTCATTGTTATAGGTTCAAAATTAGTTTCAATTTTATAAATTAAATCATTGTGTTTTGATAAATTAAATCTCGATCCAAGTCCTTTCGGATTGGTGGCATATACAAAATCACTTGATAGTGATATACTTCTTGACATATCGTGATTATATAATCTAAATTCTCTTACCATAACTACATCTGCTCCGCTAATTTAAGATTTATTTGTCTAACCATTTCATCAACATCAACCTCTTTTGCATAATTTTGTACGATAACCTCAACTTTAATTTCTTTGTTAGAGTAATCGTTATTAGTTATATTTTGAGGTGTATAAGGTATATTGTTATATTTTAAAGTATCTTGTATTGATGAAATAGCATTTTCTGTTGTTGGTGTTGTTTCAAGCGATGATGATGCTTTATCTGTAAGATTACTAGTAAAATCAACTTTATCAATTTCATCAATTGTTAATCCTACTAATTTACCAACGCTATTAATTTTTTTAATTAAAAAATTTATGCCATCAATGATTGTATTTATAAAATCTTCAATGAATTGTAAAGTAGCTTGAATAGTTTTATTTATAAAATCAAACGCGCCACCAATTCCCTTAGATAAAATATTAATTACTGGTATAAGCATTTTAGCAATTAAATCTATGATAGGAACTATAGCATTGAATATTTTACCTAACAAATCCATTACTGTTTTTAAAATTGGAGCAAAACTACTTGACAAAGTAGATACTAAATTATTAATTGAATTTCTAAATTCTTCATTTTTAGCATACATAAGAGCCATCAAAGCAACAATAACTCCAATAATAGCTATAATAGGATGAGATGATAAACTTGTAAATGCGCTTTGTAAACCACCTAATGACTTAACAACTCCACCAATACCGCTAGTCATTTTACCAACAATCACTAAAAATGGACCTAATGCGGCTACTACTCCTAAAATACTTGCAATAGAACTTTTTTGAGTATCAGATAAATTAGTAAACCAATTACTAAAATTTCTAATTGCTGGAACGATTTTTTCTTCAATAAATGTTGCGAGCATTTGCATAATTGGAAGTAGCGATGCTCCTATTTCGTTTTTTAAATTAGTGAAAATTTGTTTTAGTCTATTCATTACATTATCAAATTCAGCAAGGCTATTAACTTGTTCATTTGTCATATAGCCTACTGCTTCAAATTCTTCAGTCAGTGTTTGCAAGCCTTCTGCTCCACTTTGTAAAAGTGGGATAAACTTTGCACCCATTCTATCTCCAAATAATTCATTAGCAATAGATGCTTGCATAATAGGGTCTTCTATTTCTGATAGCCTAGTAATAATTAGGTCAATATTAGCATCCATTCCTAGTGCTGCTTGTTCCATTGATAATCCTAGCCTTTGTAAAGCTGTTGCTCCTGTACTTGAGGCATTAGTTGCTAAATCGGATAATGCTGCTTGTGTTTTCATCATCCCATTTTGTAAATCTTGTTGAGAAACATCTGTTTGCATTGCAATATAATTCCATTTTTGCATTGCTTCTGCGCTTAAATTGATTTGTGCTGCTTGCGTCGCAATATCATCTGCCGCACTAATTGCGGATAACCCAATAGCCGAAAAACTAGCCAATATTCCAGCAGCTGTAGCAGATAATACACTTAACTTCTTACCGGCACTTTCAATTTTGGCCCCAGTTTCTTCAAAACTTTTTGTAAGTGTTTCAAATTTTAATTTGTTAATTTCTTCTAACTTTTCTTTTAATAAAACCGCTTGTGTTTCGGTTTGTATTAATTCACTTCTGATTTTTTGATAATGTGCTGATTGCTTATCAGTACCGACTTCTTCCAAATATTGAAGTCTATCTCTTAATGCTTGTGCTTTAACTTCTGTTTGTTGTAATGCTTCTCGTGCTTTTTGTTGTGCTAAAACAAATCTATCTTCGTTCCATTCAATATCTAATGCTTGTGCTAATGCTCCTACTTCTTTTTGCAACCCCTTCGTATTCTGTTCCATTTTTTTGATTTCTTTGTTAAATTGCGTTGCATCAGCTCCGATTGGTATAGTTAAACCTCTAACAGCCATTATCTCTCACCACCTTTTTTTATTTTTCATGCATTTTAATAATTTCTTCATTGGTTGCTTCTCTGACAACAATGCCTCTTTTTGCTTGTCTGTTTTGCTCTAACTCTCTAAATTTTGTTTTCAATGTTTCAATATCGTATTCAACTATTAGGTATAATAAATCATTATAATTTAATCTTTTAACAAGCTCTATTGGTATTTGATATTGTTTACACTTCATAAATAAACTTATTGAAAAAGGCGTGTCAAGATTTCTTTGTTTAGCATCAGTCTTGACCTTAGCTTGCAATTTTTGTAAAACCTCAACACGCTCACTTAGTTTTTTTTTGATACAACAGAATTATTTAATTGCTCGAATACTATTTTTAATTTATTTAATATTTCATCTGCTATTTCTATGTCAAACAATTTAACAAAATCTTTGAATGTTGGAAGTTTATCACTATTGATATAACAATATAAAAGTTTTAGTATGCTAACAAAACTAACTAAATCATTTTTGTTATTTTTAATCGCTTCTTGAACTAATGCTGTATACACTTCTAAACTATATCCAACAGTTTTTTGAAAATGTTCTTCCCATTTTAACATTGCAAAGGCAGATGTATCAATTTCAACTTCTAACTCACCTTTTGCTTTAACGATTTCACCATTAACAAATTCTTTTTTGAGTGTAGGTAATTTAATAATCATAAAATTGTGGCTGTGGAGACACGTGACTTTAGTCATGTGAGGAAACAGCCACATCTATCCTCCTTTCCCATAATAATGTTTTTGCCTTGCTTATAAGTTTTAAATCTTTACAATTGGCACTCCTATGAATAACTGTACCATCAAGTTTTCTTAAATCAAAATAACCAGAACTGCGTCTACCGAATATAAAACATTCTTCTCCTTTGTATTTTACCTTGTCAAACAATCTGAATCCTTTTACTAAATATGGCGCTTGATTTAATTTCTTTTTGCCGCCCTTTAATATATTGGCTTTATGAATTTGTCTATTGTGCCTTCTTGCTTGCTTAATATAATACCAATAATCTAATCTTTTAACATTAGGATTACCACTTATACATAATGCATCAATCCTATGTTCTTTTGGTAGATTATTCTGTACTCTAGTGTTTTTAGTAATATATCCATAAGTTATTTTTACATTAGAATATATTTCTTTGAGTCTATTATAAAATGTCCACTTCATAATCCCCATAAAAGCTGCATCTTTAAACGATTGACCGCGTTTTAAATTTAATTTTAATTTACCAGCATGATAATCTTTATGGCAACTTTCACACAAAGTAATAAGGTTGCTTGGGGAATTTCCACCAGTTTTCCTTGATTCTATATGATGTACATTTAATATTTTATTTTTGCAACCCTTTTTGCCTTGACATTTATATCTATCTCTCCAAAGGACATATTCTCTTACATTCCAAAATCCCAATTGTTCTCCTTGTTGGTATTGTTCGCCTTCTATATCGGGATTTTTAATCTTTTGTATATCAAAGGAAGCAACTTCTATTATTATTTTTGATATAGGCAAAATTTCGTGTATCTTACTTATTATTTTTAAATGTGTTTGTATTTTATTTTCAACAGAAGGTGCTAACCAACCTTTATTTTTACTATAAACACGATTTAAAAATCTGGGTTTTCTATACCTTAATCTATTCCTTCTTGTGCGTCTGAATTCTCTACGCGTAGATAGTAAGTCTACAATATCGTTTCTCAATTCTACTTCTGCTGAAAATAATTCTTGTTTATTAGTAGTTGCAGACAATCCTATTATTTTACTTCCTGCATCTACACCTAATGTTATATCCTGCTTGGTTTCACCAGTTGCGTATAATAATTGAATTGTAAATGGTTCTCTTTTTACTACTTTAGCCTTACCTTGTTTTAAAAGTTTTCTTGCTTTACAAGGCGTTGTTGGCATTAATGGTTCTTTTCTTTGATTAATGACATATACTCTCAAGTTATGTCCTCCTTTCTGGAGTTAGTACCCTTAGACAATGTTACCTATATTTTTACACTTAACTCACTGTTCCTACCCATCAGAACTGTTTAAAGTTAAGCAACAGAGCTACGAACTAGGGTAAACATTCGTAGGTGTTATGATATAGGTAACGTAGCTTTCGCTTAGTCTAGTCAATAAAGGCTTTTGCAAGCCCGCCACTTTAGTGGTGGGTTATTGACAAATTGTCTACTCCCAAATTAAGATGCAGATGCTTTTAAAACTGGAACTGAATCTCCAAATGTATCATATCCTGCATCTGTTGGTTTAGAGGATACTCGAGTAATTTTAATGGTATTACCATTTTCATCGGTATATTCTTCTGTTCCAGATGAGTCCATTAACTTTTCACCTAAAACTGTCAAAGGATATGCATAAGAATTGAATGTAGGATCGTCTTCTGTTTGTTGATAGCTTTCAGACGCTCTACCGGTTCTACAATTAATAAGCCAAGCTTTATAAGTCTTTTTAACTCCTTCATCATATCCATCAACTTCGTAATAAATACAATGTGGAATAGATTTTAATTGTTGAATGTCAGCGTGTCCTTCTTGAATTTTCATGGCTCTACCCATGTCGATTTCGTAATGATCTTCAATGACTCTTACAGTTAGCTCTCCTGTAAACCCTTTATCATCTGGAATTGATAATATTTTTTCGCCATCAGCATAAACTATTTGCTCGTTGAAATCAGGTTCTAATGCTAGTGATACTGCTCCAGCTAATGGCTTTGGATTATCCCAACCACTACCATCTGCTTTTTTTAATGCATATTTTAAGTTTTTAATATTAAATTTTACTAATTTACTTTTTGTTGGTGTTTGCATTTATTTTATTCTCCTTTCAAATTCTTTAATAAAAGTTTCTTTCATTTCGTTTTTTATATTTTCCCAAGTCCTAAAAATGAAAGGATTAGGACCTCGGTTTGAATATTCGATTATATTTGTAAGTGGAATTCCTTTTTCAATTCCACCCGCACCACGATTATTAAACACATAACAAACGTTAGCATATTGTTTAACACCCCAGCTAGATTTGAATAAACCTGTGTTTGATGGGCTTGCTAACATTAATCTTCTAGCTGTTTCGTCTGCTGCAATTTTTAATGCTTCCTGAGTTGCGGCAAAACTAATTTTCGTAAAATCATTAATTAGCCTTCTAAACTCTTTTTCAAAATCTTTAACAACATTATCTTTATTAACCATTAACTAACCTCACATTGTGTTAAAAATGAATAAACATATAACTGATTAACACTATCAAAATTTATTCGATTGAGTTCAAAAACCCAACCATTTAAAATAAATGTATTATTAAGATTAGTTAAATGATTATATGCCTTATCATCGTCTCGACAAAAAAGTGTAATGTCAATTATGGCTTTTCTTAAACAAGGTTTCCCATCATCAAAAAACGTTGGTGTAATACTATTAATGTTATAAGTTAAGTATATTTCTTTTTCGCTTCCCTCAACATTAGGGACATTCACAAACCAAAACATAGGTTTATCATCAATAATTTTTACATTACCATCACCAAATCCTGCTTGTTTCAAGATTTGGTTAACTGCCTCTTTTACATCAATTAATGCTTTTATTGTTGTAATCAATTTGACCACCTAATTTCATCATAATTTTTTCGATTTATTTGCATAGCACGAAAAGTTATGTCACCATTTAAAAATTCTCTAAAGTCAACAGCATTGATTTGGTAAGTTTTATTTTGAAATTCAACAAACATTCCAACATTTATATCTCGTTTATTTATAACAAACTCAATATCACTTGCGTCTTGAATAGCATTGGCTGTTGCCATTTCGTTTGCCGATAACTGTCTAACATATGCTTTTATCGTAGTAAAATAAGGGTGAATATATTGTTTTATAGACTTTCCATTTTCCCTTATTTCTTTAAAAATTTTGATGTTGCGATTTTTTAAAGTTTGAAGTGTTTTTTTTAAGAACATTCTTCTATCTCACTTTCTATTGCTAATCTTTTTTTAGCAATTAGTTCTAATCGTTTAATGGTTGAAGTTAGTCCATAAGAATAGTCATATTCTTTTTTGTAATTTATTCCACTATAATAAGTGGTTGCCGCATACATTTTAGCCGCTTGTTTTGCAAGTGGATGAATAGGATTGTCTTGTGAAAAATCATAACCAACCGTTTCAAACAAAAAAACAGAGGCAGTTTGTGATAATGTTTCTAATTCTTCCGGATCATAATCATAATCTAATGATAATGCATTTCTAATTTCTTCAATCGTCAGAATATTTTTCATTTAAAACCGCCTCCTTTAATTTTATCCTGCAGCTGCAACAAGAACAACAATAAGTTCTTTTGCTTCTTTTCTACAATCATCGTAATCAACCGTAACAACTGCAGTTTTAGTAGTGTATCCTGTTTTAGAAACTGATATATTGTAATCACCATAAGATACATTATAAGTTCCATCTGCTTCAGCGTTAACTGCATCGCCACTACCAATTGTTTTACCTGTTTTAAGAACAATTGTTGGGCTATCAATATCTTTACCTTCTTCATCAACAACCGATACTGTTAAATTGACAACTGCATATTGTAAATTAGCAAGTTCTAATGTTTCGCCTAATGTTACTCCTGCAACTTCTTTATTAGCGACGTTTTTAATAAACTTTATTAATTGTTCATTTTTTCTTCCCATTTATTTTTCTCCCTTTAGGATTTTTTACTTCCATAAATAAACGCACCGCTAAATGGAGCAGAAGCACAATAAACGCTTGCGATATATTCAGTAATTGCTTTTCGTGCATATCTTTCAGTTTCAATTCTTAATGGTAATAATAAATTGGCTTTGAAGAATTGATTAACATTACCTATAATAAAATCACCATCATTTAAGTTTTCATCAACTTCAATTCTTAATGGGCCAACAGAAGCAATGCCAGTTGTATTATTTAATACAGGATACTTGAAGTTCCCATTATCATCGATTGCAAACAATACTGAATCATACACGTCTTGTGCTGCATAAATTTTTGCTCCTCTACGATATTTACCTTTACAATTTTTAATACCTTTTACAATTGCATCTACTTCGCTACCTACAGTATAACCGCCTGCTACTGCTGCTGTTGCGCCAACTGTCAAACCTTTAATACGATCATCAGAACCTGTTCCATAAATTAATTCACTTGCCCAATCATCGTTCAGATCAATCAAAATTTGATTTACTAAATATGCTCCAAAATCAAAATCAGTTAATGCTTGAACCTCATCAGTAACTGCTATCACAGTTTGTAAATAACCTTTTGAAAGTTGAAGTTTATTCCATTTCATTTGATTTTGTTTTCCGTCTACACCTTCAGCTTTAGTTTTAGCTTTATCTCGTGTTTCGCGATATGGAAATTCAACCAATCCTGCAACCGATAAGAAATTTATGTCTCTTAAAATAGGACTTAGTTTTCCTTCTTCACGTAATAAATCTAAAAGCAAACTAGTAGAAATCATTACGCCAGCGTTATTTATACCATCAACACTTTCGGTTGCTTCAACAAAAGTTGTTGCAGTAGTAGTTAATGCTGTGCCTAATGCTCTTTTTTCTGCTTCGCTAAACGTTTTATTTCTTGCTTGCTTACCAATCACAAAACTCAATTTATCACGCATATTCATTTTAGCAATTCTCTCATCAAGTTCTGCTTTTGGATTACCGTCTAAATCAATGTTGACTTTGCGAGCTTCTTCTACTTTCTTTTTCAATTCTGCTTGTTTGTTCTCAAATTCTTTCTTTCTTGCAATTAATTCATCTAATGTTTTCTCATCTTCCTCAGTTACACTTCTATCTTCAATCTTTTTCTCGATTGTTTCAATGTCTCTTAAAATTTCTAAATATTCTTTCAATTTTTATTTCTCCCTTCTTTAATTAATTTTATTTTCATATTCATTCGCCTAATCAAATCTTCATGTTTTGCTCTTTCGGCCTCAACCGCCTTTTGAATGTCCTCTAACACCTCAAAAGAACGAGCATAAACCTCAGTGTTCTCATAAGCTGGAATATCAACAAGTGATATATCAAACAATCTACTAATTCTGTGAATTTTTCTTAAAGGTATATCTTCTTCAAGGTCAACCCATTCACTTCCGTTATTTTCCAAATCTATCGTGAATGCAAAACTACATTCGCTTAACAAACCACTTTCAACCATTTTATAAATGTCTTTATGATTTTGAATATCTAATAGTTCTGCTTCAAATCTTAACCCAATTTCGTCGACTTCAAGTTTTAAACTACCATTTTTAGTAGACGCTAATGCTAAATAACCATCATCGTGGTTATATTTTAAAGGCACTTTTCGCATATCGCAATTATCAAACGCTGTCGGCATTATAACTTCACGAAATCCCCAAGACTTATCGCCAATTAAAGTTTCGTTATTAAATTTAGCGGCATATCCAACAAGACGCATTTTTTCATCTTCATTACGAAATTCAACGTTTAGTGCATATCGTCTTTCTTTTTCAACTCTTTTACCTGTCGTTTTTTCAATTATTTTCGTTCTCATCAGTTCCTTCTTCCTCCACCTCTTCTTCTTTTTTCTTACTCAATTGATAGTCATCTGCTTTTTCAGAGTTTATATAGTTAAGACTAACAAGCCTTTTGTCTCCACCATCAATAGGTGACATGTTAAATAGTTTTCGATATTCATTAATCGTAAACAAACCTATTTCTTTTGTTTTCTCTAATAAATTAATTTTTGTTTGAGTACTAATTACATGTAGAGTATCACTAGATATAACTACTCGGTTGCCTTCTCCATATTCTCGGTTAGTAAAAAGTTTAAAATTAAGTTCATTAAGTAATTTATTTACAAAACTTTCGATATTAGTTTCATAATATGCTTGCCATTGATTTTCATTAAAATCAGCACTTAATATCGCTTCGCTAATATTAAGATAATTTAGAATTTTCTTTTCAAACTGTTTCATTTCATCCGCATTGGCATATTTATTTTGTGAGTTTACTTGTATAATTTGTTCAGTCGCATCAGTATAAATTACACCTGTTTTGTTATCTCCTGATAAATATGTTTTAGCAAATGCTTCTGCTTTTTCTATTCTTTGTTTTTCGTTGTAAAATTCTGTAGTCGAAATAATAAATCTTAAAAACGCACTATTTTTAATGGCTTGTTCAATACCTTCATAGTTTGTATTTATAACTTTTAAAACGCTATTTATCGCGTTGTCTCTTTTTCCAAAGATTTCAGATGTATCAACATTTCTAGCGATGTGAATTATATTATCTAGCGAAGTAATAATAGATTTTCCTTGTAACTGAAAACCTAAAAACATTTCTCCACTTTTTTCATCACATCGAACATCTATATTGTCTGGATCTAAAATCCAAAGACTTCTTAAAGGCTCACGTGGTCTAGATAAATCCCAATCAATGTAAATAAATACATTGTTGTCAAGATAATAATTTCTTGCGACCTTTTCCCAAAACGCTCCTGCTTCCATTACAGGATTAGGTTTTAAACTTAATACTTTTGTTATATCTGGTCTTGATGGCTTGTCTTTTAAAAAAACAACAGGTTTGATTTTTGATAAATGTTTAGCGTGTGTATTGACCGCTGACATAAAAGTATCATTGAGATGTGGACTTACCTTATCACTAAAAAATGGAGTAAATAGATTTAATAATTTTACTGCGTTTGTTGTTTTTAAGTCTTTTTTCTTACTAAAAAATTTTGTAAATAAACCCATATTTTTATCCTTCTCCTAAAAATCTATTTTTGTTTGCCACAAACGACACATAACAATTTAAAATTGTCGCAACTCCATCTATTTTTTGAATCTCATTACCTTTGTCTAAAAGTTTATTACCATTTCGGTCGATAACTACCTCTGCATTAGTTAAACACCATTTTGTGATTGGATTGTTTTGATACACTAGTATTTTTTGTTTTAAGTGAGCTTCGACTTCTTGAATTGGGATACTTAAAGTTTGAGCGCCTTGCCTTGTTGGAATTAAAACATGTTTTTTAGAAAATCCTAAGGTGGCAGACAAGTCGTCTACAAGATAACTTGCACTCCAAGCATCATAATTTATAAATCTATATCGCCAATCATATTTTTCTTTCATGGTTTTAACATAGTCAACAATATCTTTATATTCAATTTGGTTTTCTCCTGATATTTTTAAATAGCCTTGCTTTTCCCATTCAACAACAGGTACGTGTTTTTTTAACAAGAAATCATAAGATTTTTGAGTAATCCAATACATCGTTTCAGCTATAACTTTTTTATTTTTACGGTCGAAAAGCAAAGTAGTCCAAGCCGTCATATCGCCAATACGAGATAAATCAAAACCACCTATAACAATCTCGTCTTTAAATTGTTCTAAATCATAAACTTCTTTATTTTCTAATTCTTCTAAACTTAGCCATGCATGGCGGTTTGTTTGTCTGACATTAAAAGATTTAGCAAGTAGATTTTTAAGCTTTGAAATATCATCTTTAGCGTCTTGAACGTCTTGTTGAAGCCTACTAATTGGTAAACTTACACCCAAATTTGGATTAGCTTTTTGCCAACATTTAAAGTCTTGCCATTCTTTTTCTTCGTCTAATTGGTAAGCAAAAACAAGTAAACGATCGTTTGTAAATATACCATTTAAAACATTCATATCGTTTTCATAAATCTCATCAAATGTTTTTTGTCTTTCTAACCCCATTGTTGAAGTTATAAACTCGATAGGTTGATCTCTTGATTTTGTAGAATCCCAAATGACATCTATCGTGTTTGTATCGACAATCGCGTGCAGTTCGTCAATATGTGAAAAATGAGCGTTTGCACCATCTAATTTTTTACTATCTTTTGATAAAGGTAAATAAAAACTATCTCGATATGGTTTTGTATATATACCATTAACCGTTATATCAAATCGTTTGTCTAAAACAGGATTTTTTTTGATAATGAGTTTAGCCATGTTCCAAGCTATTTTAGATTGAGCATGTTTTGTTGATGAGGTATAACATTCTGCTCCTGCCTCGCCACCTATTAGCATTTCATAAATCATTAAGCAAGCCGAAAGTATAGTTTTTCCATTTTTTCTACCAACGTAAAGATGCAATTTTTGATATTTTCTAAAACCTGTATCAATCGAAACAAACCCATATAAAGAACTTATAACCGCCTTTTGCCATAGTTCAAGTTTTATGAGTTTACCAACAAATGGTCCTTTTATGTGCTTACAAAAAGTCTGAATAAAATCAATCGGTTTAAACGCGGCCCTTTCATCAAAAACAAAATATTCTCGCTTTTTAGAACCGTCTATTTGAATATGATCTATATAATTTTCTTCAGGATGATCAAGCAGATATATCAATTTTTCGACTTGTTTTTTTACTAATTTGGAAACGACTATATGTTTTTTCTGTATTTCTTCGTAATATTCACGAATATAATTCATTAGTTAATTTTTGAGTGTTTTTCTACAAATGCCATAATTTCATCGTTTCCACCAATTGATTCAGGTAGTATTTCTCTAAATTGTTTTAGATAAGTACTGTAAAGCTTTCCAACATTTAAATACAAACCGCTTGCTACAGATTGTTTAGTTCCCCATTGATTTTCACCATTTTGATAATAATCGAAATAACCATCACGCTTGATCATTTCTTTTAATTCTTCAAGCTGAACCGAAGTGTATGCTATGTTTTCAATAAGTGTTTGACAAAGTTGCTTTTTATCTTCGTCTAAATCTCTGACAAGTTTTTTAAGTTTGCGTATTTCTTTCTTAATTTTTTTATTTCTTTCTTCTTCTGTATAAAATTTGTTATCTATTCTATCAAACTCCACAATTACACCCTCCTCCAAATGCCATGTGTATAAAAGTAACGTATTGACGCCGTTGCATTTATACTCACTTTTTTGAGTATTTATAGGGGGGTATTTAACTATTTACCCCTTAATTTTCTATTCTTTCTCACTTTTATGGCATTTATTATATAATAGATTTATATTACTTGTTAGTAATTATATATATATATATACTTATATAGATTAATTAATATAGTAGTTTAATAGTAAGTATTAAGTATATATATGCTTTTAATATATCTATTTACTAATTAAGACTATGTTTATATATTATTAGGAATAGCAACTATATTGCCATCTTTATCAAACATTAAACCATCTCTAATAGGTTTGTTATTTATGTTATCTCTTTTCGAGTTGTGGCAACTAGTACATAATAGTTCAAGGTTGGTTTGTGATAAGCTTATTTTTGGATTGTGTAAGTTCTTGGGTGTTAGAGGTATTTTATGATGAACTTCGTTTCCTACTTTGCCACATTGTTCGCATATTCCAAATTGTGATTTAATTTTTAAGTTTCTGGCTCTTTGCCACTCTTTTGATTTATAAAATTTTAATATTTCTTTTGGTGTTGGCATTTAATTATCTCCTACATAGTTTTTTTTTATTAAGATGATAAAGGTGGAGCTTTTCTTGACTAAGGCATGAAATGGTTACACTCGCACCTTTATCTTTAAAAAAGGAGGTAAATGTATGAATACGTTAAACATGAATACTTAATTAGTGATATTGTGTTTAGTAAATTAAAAACACTATATCTACTTTGTATTGTAAATATAGTGTTTTAGTTTGTCAAATTTATAAGGGCTTAAAAAGTATAATTTAGGTATAATGTTTTTGATGATTTTTAATTCTCTTCACTTTCCATTATCTCCTTAATTTTCTTTATTACCTGCTTTATTCTAGCAACAGAATAAAAATTCTTTTTAGCAATTCTTTTTATACTCCAGCCTTTTATAAATCTTTTATCAAAGACTTCAAGTTCTAAATCGTCTTTAAGTTTCGATTTTAATTTTTTAACTTGCTCTTTAAAATGTTTTAATGCTTTCTCGCATCTATTAAGTTTGTCTTGGTTTATTCGCCTGTCAAAATAATCGGCTGTGGCAAGTTTACTTTTGTGTGTTATTATTTTAGCGTTTAAGCGTTTAAATTCTAGGTATAAATCACGATAACTATAATCGTTTTTAAATTCTTCTATATTTACTACCCCCTTTATATTAATTATTTTTTATATAGTTATTACAATAATAATTATTAATATATTTATCTTTAATAATTAAACTATATTTAATATTAGAGTTATATATAGTTTTACCATTATTATCAGATACATATATCATAATAAGTAATAAATCTCTTATGACATCACATAAACTCTTATCAAAGTGCTTACATGTATTACAGCACTTTTTATTAATAGTATCCATAATTTTTATCTCTATTACCTCTTATATGCTTAATTGTTTTTTTGATAGTTTCAGAAGAATAACCTTTTCTAACCATTTTAAAAACTAACAATAACTCGCTTATATACATTTCCCATAAAGTAGATTTTTTAATATCTACATGACTTGTTATATAATTAATTAATTCTACTTTGGTAAATATATTAATCACCTTCCATTTTCTTTTTTTATTTTTATACTTTTTAAAATATCTATTTGTTTTATAATCATGATTAACTATTTTCGGGTATTCAACTTTCGTAGTGGTTTGTTCATTAATTTTAATCATCTCCTTTTTTGCTATGTAATGTGGTTGGCATACACCGTTTCAAGTAAACTTTTATCCTGCCCATGAGTTTATTGCTTTAGCCGCTAATTTTTTAGATTCAGCATTTCCATACTTATATAGCGAAAGCCATCCTGCCATATTCCTGGCCTGTTGAAATGCTTTTTTATTGTTTACTTCATCCTTTTCTCGACGTTCCTCCATTCGTAAGAGGTAAGACTCTAAAACATAAGCGTTTTTACATGTTTTGCTACAAAGAATATCTCCTGCATAGGTTGTAAAATATTTATTGGTCATGCTTCCGCACATATCACACTTGGCAGACACCTTACTCATCCTCCATGTTGTAAGGATTAAATACGCATTCAACCCCAACACGACTATTCTTATCTTGCGCCAAACACGCATCTAATATCGCACCACTTATTTGGTCACATACTTTATCCGGATGCCCCCTAAATACTATTTCATTACTATATAATTTCATATTTTCCTCCCTTTCTCTCTTTTTCTTCTTTTTCAAATTGATGTAAAAGCCTATCATACACATCATCAAATAACTCTGATAGTTCTTTAAAACTTGCATTCTCAAGCATATTAATTACTTGTTGCTTGGAATTACAACCACTCTTCTTTAATAAATCGGTTATTTGTTTTATTGTCATACTATCACCTAAAATGGCATATCTTCATCAAAATTATCGCTTATACTTTTATTAGGCTGTTCTTTTTCAAAATCACTTGGAGATATATTATCATCATTATTGTTATAGTTATTATAATTATTGTTAGTATTAGTATTATAATTATCATTACTATTACTATTATTAGATAACTTATTATCTAAAAACATTAATTGTTCTACTACAACCTCGGTCGAATAATGCCTTACACCATTCTGATCCTCATAAACATTTGTTGTAATACTTCCTTCAACTGCTATTTGACTTCCTTTTCTACAATATTTAACTAAGTTTTCAGCGGTTTTTCGCCACGCCACACAATTAATAAAGTCTACTTCATTGTTTTGGCTAAATCTTTTTCTAACTGCAAGCGTAAACTTGCATACAGCTAAATTAGTGGTTGTCTTTCTTAATTCTAAATCTTTGGTAATTCTACCAATTAAAATAACTTTATTCATTTTTCCCCCTTTTTAAAATAACTTTTTAAAAATGGCTTCTAATACATTTACAACGATAGCATTGCCAGCTTGTTTATAAAGTTGAGTATTAGAATTTACCTTACTTGCTTTTTCAAAATCATCATCACTAAACCCCATTAATCTCCAACATTCTTTTGGTGTAAGTTTTCTAATGCGTAATTTTTCGTAATTGTGAAATGGTACGTGTCCACCACCACTACCCATAGCACTTGTTAATGTAGGGCATACACCGTCATAATTCTTAGCAGCATTTTTTTGTGTACTTCCTACCACTACCCCTACATCATCACCACTTGTTTTAAGTGTCTGAATCATACCTTTTTGAACAACACCACGTTTTTGATGTGGTCGATTAATATAAATTCCATCACCAACATGTGCGATTGCATAACCTTTTTTAGTTGCTTCGGGAACAATAACACATTGTGGTGCTCCTTCAAATCTTGCTATAATTGTGTTTGCATTACCATTAATATCAAGTAGCTTATTTTCTAGTTTATAACTTTCAAATTTAGTTTCTTGCATTCCCTTAATCATCTTTTCACTCAAATAATACTTCTCATCAACTTCATCTTCTAAAAAATCTTTTAGTCTATATTTAAGCTTTTGCTTTCTAGGAAACTGATAATAATAATCACCTAAAATACTAATCATAAAACAACGGTTTCTATTTTGTGGCATTTCATAATCTTTAGCATTAAGCAATTCAATATAATTTGAATAACCTAAACTTTCTAATTTCTTTTGCCATAAATTAAAATCTTGAATATTATTACTACCTATTACTTCAGGAACATTCTCCATTAAGAGTATTTGAGGCAATTTATTTTTATCTATATCAAAGTTATAATCATCTACCCAATCAACCATTGATAAATATTTACTATTTCTAGGCGGCACTCTATGTTCTTTATAACCACAACATTCTTCTAATATTCTTTCTACTTCCCATAGCAAACCACTTCTTGTGTTATCTCCTTTTTTCATACCTTTCCGTTTGCCAGCAATAGATAAATCTTGACAAGGGAAAGAATAAGTCATTATGTAATCATACTTATCCGTTTCTACAATACCCAAATCTTTTGCAGTAATCTTGGTAATATCTAAAGGTGCAAAATTAGTATTATGAATAGCGTTATAAGAAGCAATGGCATACTTATCAAACTCTACAATTTTGTAATGCTCAAAATTAGCACCAATGTTTTTTAATGCTTTTGCTTGTGAACCAATTCCAGCAAATAATTCTATTAATCTTATAGGTTTAGTAATTTTATATTTGGGTCTAGTTAATTCAAATATATTAATTTGCATCTTCATATCTCTTATTCTGTAATCGTTCCGTCCTTGATGTGATAACTGATACCACGCTCGTTACAGAACGCTATTACCTCTGCAGCCCTGTCATTGAAGAACTGTCTGTGTTGCGTATAAGCAGTGACTTCGGTGTTGTAGTTCATTCGACCAAATATGATTCGATCGACGAAGCTAACTTCCTCCAGCAACACTTGCAAGTTCTGCTCTATAATGTTTGGAGTAGGATACGGTTCAATGCTAACCCATGTCTTATAACCGGCTTCATGAAGTGTCTTCAACGCAGCCAGACGCTTTTTCAATGGAGCAGCTCCCGGCTCAATACGTTCCCGAAACGCCTCATTCGTGGTAATCAATGTGATGCCATACTCGTTTTCTTTTGAGAACTCCGCCAGTTCAATTGGCAAAATTCCTTTTGTTAGGACAGAACATTTGATTCCGGCAGCGTTCAGTTTCTTGATCGCTGCTATACTCATTTTTTCGATTTCTGGATATTGATACATAAACGGGTCCGTTGAAAAACATAAATGCACTGATTGGATTTTATCTTTCAACCGTGGGATTTCCTTATCCAGTAACTCAAGTGTGTTTGACACCAGATATGGTTTCAACCACTCTTCGTATGTTTTCACTTGACCGAATCGCTTTTTCATCATAAATGCGTAGCACGGATACTTGCAACCATGAGCACAACCTTGAATATGATTCATCGTATAGTCACCATACTCTACACCAGTTTTATAGAGCATGGTTTTTCTTTCATATTTTTTAATTTTCATATTTTTATTACCTTCTTTCTTGTATATATTTCCCATCTCGTTTTTCTTGCTCACAGGCGATAAGCGTCGAGCCACTTCCACCAAATAAATCTAATGCCATTTGCACTTTTTCTTCTGCTTGTTTTAATTCGTTTATGTAGTTATAATCTAAATAAGGTTTATAATTTTGAAAATTATCATGATAAAGTTCAATTTTTGTTTTTCTTTCTCGTTCCATAATCACCTCTCGCTATTTGTAATCTTCCCATTTAACACTTTTAAAAATAGCTTTATGATTAACCCATCTACAAAAATCTTTTACATTTTTGCTTACTTTATAATCTTTAACATTAAAATCAATATATCCCATAGCAAATGGGTTTACACCTAACTTATGTAATGTCATAATTCTTTCTTCATCTTTATCAATTATTTCTTTTGTTTCATATCCAACCAAGCAATAGCAAGTAATTTTGTATGGCTTGATATAATTTATTAATAAGTTTAATTTTTCTAAAATTAAATCCTTATCTTTGTAATTATCCCAAGCACAATATACTTGTTTAATCTTTAAAGTTGACATATATTCGCAATGTTCTTTTGTTAGTATCCTTAAATCTATTCCTTGATTAAATTCTATTGGCTGATTATATTGTCTTAATATTTCAATGTTATCTTTCCATTCTTTACAGCTAAAAAAGTTATTATCTAATAATTTAATATATTTTCCATTTGGATTAAGATTTAAAGGTTTAACTTGATGAATAAAACCCTCTTTTAAATGAACTATACAAAATCCACATTTACGAATACATCCTCTTGATAAGAATTGAATTGAATAATCATAATTAGGATATAATGAATAATCAAGATCAACAACATCATCAATTTCTTTTGGCAACGATATTTTATAATCATATCCTGTACCGCCTTTGATAATTTTTGCTTTTATAGGAAAATAGTGATAATCTTCGGTAAATGTAAAGACTTTTGAAATATATAAAATATCAGTATCCTCATAATCAAATAATGGATTATACCAATCAACATCATCACCTTTTAATTTATGATAAGTTGATATTTTCATAATTGCAATGTTGGGTATTTTACTATCTATTGCCAATAATCTTATTTTCATACTTACTCCTTATTTTAAGTTATTTATCAAACAAATTAAAATCATAATAATAGTTTGCTCTTATTAGTTTTTGCGGTATTAATTTACCTCCATTTTTAATAATATCTTCTTCATTCATACTTTTTTTAGATGTGTTATTAATAAACTCTAAAAAGTTGTTAATATCAATAAAGTATGTTCTATTATTTATTTTTCTAAAATTAAGAATAAAACCTGCAATTATGTTTTCATATTTACTTGCATTAAATAATCCTTCAATTTGATGCAACTTAATGTCTTTACCTTTTTCTTCTTTACTTGTTTGAATACTAAATGATGTTGAATTATTAGATTTTAATTCTAAACAATATAAGGTTTTATTTTTGAAAGCTATTAAGTCAAACGGATTTTTATTGCTGAACCTTAACTGTTTGTCCGATTGATTAAATGATTGTGGTGGATCAGAAATTCTTACTACATAAAAATTATCTTTTAATAATGATTTTTTAAATGCAAGTTCAAATTTTTTACCTTCGTTCATTCTCTTTCCCAAACACAATCATATAAGAATTTTTATAAGCCTTTTAGGTCGAATACTCATTAAAATTGCCTTATTCATTTTCCACCTTCTCAACCAAACCATCATTAATTAAATCAAACAAGACTTCATCCCAAACTTCTTGAGAATAACTATCAACGATTTCTAGCCTTCTGTCTTTTGTATAAACATTGATGGCGCAGTTACATCCTCGAAACCCTTCGTCATACATATAAGACGCTTTATAATGGTCATCTCCCCAATATTTAAACCCATATTTTTGTAAACTTTTTAATTCCACATTATCTTTAATTTTTAACATTTTTCACCTTTTCCCTTTATTTTTACTCTCCTTTTAATTCGAAAACCTATACATATGTTCCATTTAAATAAGTTTAAGTATAAATAAGTTTCTCTATAATCATAAAAACCTTTAGAAGTAATTCCAATGGATAAAGATATATCCCCTTTGATTAATTTATAACCTTCAAATATTAAAAATTTATTTTTTCTCTCATCCATTCTTCCACCTCAACTTCAACAATTCTTTTTTGTAAGGATATAATATCCCATTCATCATACTCATACCATAAGGACACCTTCCCCCAATATCGTATGACATAGTAATCGTTTCTAAATGTGTACCGTTCAGTAATAGTATCATTTAAATCATCTTTACTGATAATTTCATTTCTTAAATCTTGTTTTTGTTTCTTATAATCATTTCTTAGATATTCTCTTGCTTTCGCTTTATCAGCAAAAAACTTTTCAAAGTATGGTGTCCACATACTTTGTTTTTCAATAGCGTATATTTTCATTTTTTTACCTCTCTAACATATCTTTAATAAAATCAGTAATTTCAGGATTAATTTTATCATCTTTATTTGGCTTACTACTTGCTTCTTTTAGTTGCTTTTGATAATCATCATACCAATCTGGCTTTGGTAATACTTTTTTATCTTTACCATATTTTCTAACATAGTCTTTCTTCAAAGGATAAATATCAAGCCAAGAATTAAGTATTGACTGATTAAGCAAGTCTTTTTGTAAGTCAATATCATTAGTTTCTTTACTTAATTTTTTCAATACCAAATACATAGCATAATTAGTTAGCGGTTTTCTTGCCTTTTTTCTCATTGCTACGAATTCATTTAAGATTTCTTTTAACTCTGAATCGCTAGTAAATTCATTAATTTGAGTAGTTATATCAGGATAGGTTTTTTTGTTATTGAGTGTGGTACAAGTGTCAGTTTCAACTGACATAGAAGATTTATCTTCTATAATACTATCCTTATCTATACTATCCTTATCTATACTATCCTTACCTAACCTAACCTGTGTATCCAAGCTGTATACATTTTGTATACATTGTGTTTTACCCTCTAATTCGTTATTTTTTTTGAGTGTATATGCTTTATTTGGTTTAACTTCTAACATTGTTTTTTCTTCTCGATAAACTGTTTCTTTATATCTATCGCTTTGAATATAATTGTGTATTTTCCAATGTTTGATAACAACAACTCCACTGTCAAAAGGTATAATAAATCTTTTAGCAATTAATAACTTTAAATCATCTTCTGATGCACCTATAACTCTTCTTATTTTTTGTGGGTTGTTTATAAAACCGTCATCATCAGCACGCATTGATAAATGAAAATATAATGATTGAGCTGATAAAGGCATATCTAAAAATGCATCACTATCTATAATCGTTTTAGCGAACATTCGTCTTTCTGCCAATTACTTCGCCCTCCTTTTAATTTTTTTGAAGGGAGAGATAATTAAATCTCTCCTTCAAATGGTTTAGCAACTTCGTCATTTGTTGTATCTTTTGCTTGTTCTTTTAAAATTGAACCAGAACTAACATTTGCAACTTTAACATCTTTTGGAAAAATCTCATCAACAGTAGCAACCCCGTCTTTAATTGAAGTATAGAGCTTTTGTAATTTTACATATTGATTTTTGTTAAATGCTTGTCTACTCATGCCAAAATATGCTTCAATTTGCTTAAGAGATACTTTGTAATTTTCTTCAAAATATTGAATTGCCTTATCAATTCCTTTTTGAACGTCAACCTTTTTAGTAATGGTTTCATTACACCATTCACGCGCTTGGTCTACTAAATCTCTTGGAATTACACTTTCTAAACATTTTCTCATCCTTCTAACTGCTTGAGATGCAACATGTTCGTAGATATCTCTTTCTGCGGTTATTAATTCAGCACCACCTTTTTTATCTCGATAATGAGATACTTCAAACTCTAATGTTGCTGAAATATTATTTTCTAAATCCCAAGCTTCTGCAATACAAGTCGATTTGTGTGTTACATTATCTCGATGAATTTCCTTCCAAGTATAATGTAGGTTTCCATAACATTGAGCAATAGTTTCTAAAAGTTTAATACTTGCACCCCTAATAACTTGCCCACCTTTTGGATATTCAAATTCGGCTACTTCTGCAAGTGATAATCTTTCGCAACTTGCTTGTATTTTATTTTCAACTAGTGTAATATCACGAGGATAAGTTTTAGCCATAAAAACTTTACCTTGTATTTGTGCTAACTCCTTTGTTGCTTCTGCTGAAACGACCGCATTATCACTATTTCCACCAATTTGTCTAACTACACCAACGACATTGTTTTGTGTTTTAACTAAACTATTATTCATATAAATTCCTCCTTTTTATAGTTTTCTGTATTTATAATTATTTTCTTTTAAGAATTTACTCAAAGCGTTAATTTGCTTTTCAGTAGCAACAACTTCAAATTGCAAAATGTATTCTTGTTCTTGTTCTTGCTCTTGGACCACTTCGATAGTTTCTTCTTGATTTTGCAATAAATCTTTTTTAATCTTTTCTAACTCATAATCTTGGATAGTTTTATTTAGATCAAGCGTGATTAAGTATTTACTTTGCAACTCTAACACTTTATCTTTATCGTTTACTAATGCACTAATACTTTTAAGGTTGTTTTCAATTTCGATAATTTTATCGTCAATGTCTTTATTGATGGCAACAAGCGTGTAAGTTTTATTTAGCCAACGATTATCAAAGATTTGTAATAGACCAATTTTGTTATAATGCTTACTATCCCAAATTTCAAAGATTTGGTCTTTCTTGTGTTCTTTTTCTCGCTCTTCAAATTCTTTAATTTGATTATCAATGGTTGAATTAACTTCTTTAATCATTCCAACAAGTTCGTTTGCTTGCTTTTCGACTATTTCATAAGGTTTTAAAAATTCTTTTTTAAGTTCTTTTCTTCTGTCGTCGATAACTTTTGCAACCTTATTTAAGTTTGCTCTCACGCTTTTTGCTTCTACAATTTCATTTTCGGTAAATGTTAATCCACGATATTTTTCTAATTGTATCGCTAAATCTCTTTTCATTTCTTCATAGTTGATGGCTAACTTGCCACTAACATTTTCTAAAACTTTTAATTCTAACATATATACCTCATCCTTCCTCTTTTAAAAATTAATTTTTAATGGTGGTTCGATATTTTTTAAAATATATTCATTCCAAAAATTATCGACCTCATGTTCTAAATACTCTAAATCTTCTTCTTTTCCAACTCTTAAAAACCCATAATCTCTGGTTTCAAGTGTTTTCACATTATTAGCGTCTTGATGTTTAAGTTGAGCTCTTAAAATAACGAAATCGTAATCTGTGATTAGCAAGTAATGCAAAACTTGACAGTAATAGTTCATCGGAATTGCATTATGCCATTTTTCTTTATGCATTGAGCTAACAACTTCCGTTGTTTTGATTTCTAAAATGCCTTTCATACCTTTTTTGAGTTCTATTGGACTTGGAATGATATTTTTTTCCATACCTTTATTATAAAAAGGTTTCCAATAACTCATAAATTTAAAATCTTGTAGTACTTCAAGTTCACCATCCAAACTACCTCGAATATATGGTTTATCTTTTCTAAATAAGATTTCGTTAGTGTGTTCTACTTTTAAAAATTCTTTGTAATCAAGTTCGAATATTGCTCTAATAAACTCCTCCGCTTTACTACCATATTCAACTAATTCAATATTGCTAATTTCTTGTGGCTCAACTAATCGCATCTTTTCTTTCCATAATTGGACGTTAGATTTATATGGATTAAATCCTACAATACAACTAACATCACTACCACCAATACCAGCAGTTCTTTTATTTAACCAGTCATCACGACTAATATATTTTTCTCTAATGAACGCCATCTTTCAACCCCTTAATATATGCTTTCAGACCACCAACATAAGATTTAAAATACAATAACAAATCGTCAACATCTTCGTTTGTCATCTCTTCTTTTTCGTATCTATCAAATCGTTCTAGTTCTTCATCGTCTTTAATTTCTTCAATTTTATGGTGGTCATCTTTGTTAAAATATAAATGGTAATCAAAAGAGTAATATAAATATTCATCTTTGCATTTTTTACAAACATATTTTTTAGTTTTTAAATTTTTTAAATTTTTGTAATAATGCACTGAAGTTATAATATCTCCACATATATCACAAGTTTTAGGTTGGTAATCATTTAAAATATCTAATGGCTCAAGCATTTCTTTTCTTCACCTCGAGGAGTAAGATAAATGGAATATTTGCCACTTGGATTTTCTTTTTCAAATTTAGCGTGTTCTTCGAATGCTTGTTGAATGGTTTCAATATTACACTTAACGACTTTTTGTTTTAAATCTTTACCTAACCATTGACGAATTTGGAATGTTCTATTATTCATACTAACTTTGCTCCTTCCTCTAAATAATTTGCAGTTGCTCGTAAGAAATCTGCTAATCCTATAAAATTAGCTTTGCTATCGTACAAATCACAATTTAACATAATGTTAGTAATAATAAACATTTGTTTAGCAATATAATTCATCCATTGTTTAGATGTTTTAAATGAATTTAATGCCTCATATGATTCCATTAGTTTTTCAATTGCAATTCCCAATCCCACTTTATTAACACATACAACGAATATAGTTATTAAATTACTTATAAGAGATTTTTTGGTTTCTTCAAATTCTTTTTTTTGTTCTTTATTTATCATTCTTTAATTCCTCTAACATTTAAAATAATCACTTGAAAAGGTTTGTTTTTTTTAAAGTAATAACATTTAACAAAATCTAATGCTTCTTGCTTAGTTAAAACTCTATCCATCATTACTGATACCTCATCTTGCTTTGGTTTTTGCCCTTCGCAAAATTTATAACTGAATTTAATAACATTAATCATCTCATTTTCTCCCATCTTTTTAATTTTTTATAAACTCGACTTCTTACGAATAACAATTTTATTTTTCTTTTAAACTTTTGCCATTTCGTTTTCTTATTTTCAACAATTAATTCGGCAAAGTTCATATCTGCTAAACTTCTCACTATTAATCACTCCTTTTTTAATTCTTGACATTTTCACATTTTGGAGTATAATAATGCCAAGATATAAAAATGTCTTAATGATAATCTTTTTTAATTTGAAGTAGTCTTGGCAGGACTACTTTTTTCTTTTTCAGCAACCTTTAAGTAAGCGATTAGTGGTTTTTCAACTTTCTTTAAATCACTTATTCGATTTTGAATTTCATAAAGTGTTTTTTTAACCAAACATATTTCTTGTTCTAATTCTTCATCATTTAGCAAATGTATTGGTCTTGCCAAACGATAACCCATAAAATGACTACCTCTAATTACTGCATAATGTTTACTAATTCCATTAATTTCATCACGTGCAATTCTATCGCAAGTACACATAAAATTAGCTATTTCTTTTCGTGATCTTGATACTTTTAAATAATCAAATAATGGACTGTAAAATTTTGCTTTTGCTTGTTTAGTTTGAATGACCTTCAATTAATCTTTGCCCCCTTTCCTAATTTGCGATTTTTACTTGAAATCTCACTAATTTCTCGGAGTTTTTAAACTTTACTCTGTTTTCTCGAGTAATTATAGTGTTAAGATTTTAACTTTTAATTTTGCCTAGATTTAGGTAATAAAAGCAATTACACTAATTTGCGTTTTTTATTCTTTTTGCACGTTCTTTTTTTTGTTTATCGGTTAACACAATCGGTTTTCTAATGCTAATCAATTTCTTAGGAACATAATAAGTTTTACTATAATCATCAAAAAGTTTTATTTTAACTTCGCTAGGATAATCTTTACACATTTGGTCTAGCTTATTAATCCAACTTTTTTTATGAGTGTAAACCTCTGCTACATCTTCTGCTTCATTGAAAAGAATAATTGTTTCTTGTTCTAATCTGGATCTTGACATTTCTTCACCTACCTTTCAATTTTACTTTTTTTCATAGAAAACTCAACAAAATGCAGAGTTTGATTTTAAAAAAAATCTTCTAAAGAAATTCCTAAAACATCAGCTATTTTTTTAGCAATGTCAAGTTTCAAGGCAACTCGCCCATTAACAACATAATTAAAATTCTTAATTGACATCCCAATTTTGTTAGCTACATAAGTTTGAGTAATGCCTTTTTCTTTTAGAATTTGTTTTAACTTTGTTTTTTTCATTTAGCCTCACCTCCTATTTTTCAATAAATTATTCGTAATTTCTACTAATTACTCTTTTACTATACACTTTTTTTACGAGTTTGTCAAGTGTTTTTCACTATTTTGTTGAATTCTTTTACATAATTATTGAAAAAAGGTATAATATAATTAGATAAGGAGATTAAATATGAATTCTTTTAATGAAAAATTAAAAATGTTAAGAAAAAAAATAAGGTATACTCAACTTGAAGTTGCTGAAAAACTAGGGATAAGTGATAAATCTTTATCTGATTACGAAAGAGGTAGAGCCGAGCCAGACATTAAAACACTTGTTAAAATGGCAGAACTTTTTAATGTCAGTTTAGATTATCTTTTAGGTAAAGTTGAAATATCACAAGACATTACTAAATACACCTTTAGATCGCCATATAAAAACACCAAAGAATATAAGCAAATAATAAGCATAATAGATAGCTTTTCAATGTTTCATTTTGTATTTGATACATTAGATAAAATCGAAGCTGAATTAAAACAAGTAAAAGGTTTTTTAATTGGAATTGAAAAAAGCAACTACGAGAATTACAACTACAATTTTAGAAATAAGAGAATTATTAAGTTTAAAGATTTATTCGAGAGAAAGGCATCAACCAAATTAAATTTAAATGAAAATAAGGAGGTTGATGGAATTATGGCAAACAAAAAACCGATGATGGGATCGGTTAAAAAGTTGCCAAACAAAAATTTGTGGAGAGGGAGGTTTCAGTATCAAAATCAGAGTTATGTAGTTTATTCTAAAAGTTGGTCTACATGTTTTACTAAATTAGAAGATAAAATCAAAGAAGTAATTAAAGAAAATAAAGAAAGCAAAAATGAAGTATTTGCTGTTAATAAAAATATGTTGTTTTGTGATTGGTGGCATTATTGGTTTAATACATTCAAAAAAAATTCTATAAAAGCGTCTACTCAAAAAGGATATATATCTGTTTATAAAATTTATATTGAAAAATCTAAAATTAATAATATGATAATTAGTAAAATAACTACTTTTGATATACAAGATATTATTGATAGTGCTACAGGTGTGGGTGCTAAAACAACTATTAAAACCAAATTAAATAGTTGTTTCCAAAAACTCGTTGACACACACATTTTACCTTTCAACCCAGTTAAAGGATCAGTTATAAATATTGTT